ATGGTTCTTTTTACCCCAAAAACGCCACAGAAAGCCACTATCGGCTCGAAAAGGATGAGAATGAGTCATGACGGCTGAAAACGGCTCTATCGGGCTTATACGGGCGCAGGAAGGGGTAGTAGAACCGCGTTATGGCTCACAAGTGCCTAGAATCATGTCTCCAAGCCTAGATTTACCTTCTAAAGGCCAAGAGATGATTGACTTCTGCAAAGAGATCGGCTTTCCGCTTCTACCGTGGCAGGAATTGCTTGCAATGGAGAGCTTGAAATATAAAGCAGACGGTAGATGGGGTCATCCGCTAGTGGGGATCATGTTGCCACGCCAGCAAGGTAAGTCTACATTCATGGCGCTTAGGATCTTGTTTGGCATTTACCGACTGGGCGAGAAGATGCACTTGGCCACAGCTCACAAACTAACTACCTCATCTGAAATCTTTTTTAAGGTAGGACAGATGATCGATGACTCTCATATCCTGCAAGAAAACTTCTCGAAGAAGTATGAATCTAAAGGAAGCCAGGAGATCCGCTTTAAGAATGGCGCTCGCTACCTAATTAGAGCAGGTAACTCAGCAGCTCGAGGAATCGCTGGCCCAGATGTAATCCATATTGACGAATTACGCGAATTTGATACAGAAGATGTTTGGTCATCTATGCGATTTACTCAGATGAGTAATAAAAACCCGCAAGCCTATTTCTATAGCAATGCGGGCCATGCTGGATCTGTTTTACTACTTAAGTTTCGTGAGCGAGGACTAGCTGCCGCTTCAGGAGCCGAGGATTCTATTGGTTGGTTTGAATGGTCGGCTGAACCTGGCGCTGAGATCGATGATAAAGAGGCCTGGTATCAAAGTAACCCATCTTTAGGCCACACAGTTCATGAGGACAATATTAAGGATTCTTTGTCAGACCGTGAGGATATATTCAGGACAGAGATCCTTTGCCAGTTTGTTTCGATGATTAACCCAGTTATTTCAGAAGCCGAATGGAAGAAATGCAAGGACGATTCCTTCAAGCTTGACCGTGAAAAAGATACCTGGATGGCTATCGATTTAAGTCCAGACAGAAAACACGCAAGTCTCGTGGCCGGCCAGCGAATTGATGGCGATAGATTCATGGTTGCACTTTTGCAGACTTGGTTTAATCCAGTCTCGATCGATGATAAGCAAATGGCAAACGACATTGCTCCCTGGGTTCGAAAGTTCCCTGTTAATTATGTGGCTTACTCCAAATCAACGGCAGGGGCAGTTGCAGCTCGATTAGCGCCAGCAGGTATCCCTGTTTATGAGATTAACTCTCAGGATTATCAACAAAGCTGCGATGAGTTCGTCTCAGCCGTTTCTAGCGGTCGAATTGTGCATGAAGGCCAAGAGGAATTAGATAAACAAGTGCTATCGGCAGTTAAATTGCAAAGAGGCGATGGCGGATGGGTCATGGGCAGAAAAGCCTCTGGGATAATTTGTGGGGCTGTATCGGCTGCAATGGTGACACATTTTGCGACACGAGCAGAGACAGAAGTTGATATTCAAATAGGTTAATGGTAAGGAAAATAGTGTATAATATCTGCAATGGGAATCAAAGAGATATTTATACCGAAGTCTGCGCCTGAGCAAATCACAGTCGATGCGGCTTCGACACCTGCACCATTTAATAACACAGCATCGTTTAACCCTTTTACTTTTACACCATCAACAGCGACACGCGGACAAGCTATGGCTGTTCCAACAATCGCTCGCGCTAGAAACATTATTTGTTCAACGCTTGCAGGTTTGCCAATCGAGGTTTATTCAAAGCTCAACGGATCTCATGTTGCAGCACCAGCAGTAATCAACCAACCAGATCCACGAGTTCCAGGTTCTGCAATTTATGCATGGCTAGCAGAAGATATTTGGTTAAATGGAATTGGCTACGGTCAAGTAATGGAGCAATACGGTGACACAGGACGAGTTCGCGCATGGACTCGTGTTGCACCAGATCGCGTTACACCAAAGTTAAATCATTTGCAAACAGAAATCGTTGGCTACCAGGTAGACGGTTCAGTAGTTCCAAATCAAGGTGTTGGATCTTTAGTCGTATTCTACGGATTAGATGAAGGATTGCTTAACAGAGCAGGTCGCACAATTCGCGCAGCTCATGCATTAGAGCAAGCAGCAGAAACATTTGCTAAAGAGCCAGTACCTTTGCAAGTATTAAAGTCAAACGGTACAAATCTTCCAGCAGAGCGTATTACAAAACTTCTTGAGTCATGGAGAACAGCAAGACTAAACAAATCAACTGCGTTTCTAAATGCAGATGTTGAATTGCAGGCGCTGGGCATCGACCCCGCAAAACTCCAGCTGAATGAAGCTCGTCAATATGTCGCGCTCGAATTGGCTCGCGCCTGCAACCTTCCTGCATATTTTGTAAGTGCTGAAACTACGAGCATGACTTATAGCAATGCTATTTCAGAGCGTAAAGCCCTTATCGACTTCTCTATGAAATATGTTTTAACAGCAATCGAACAAAGACTATCTATGCCTGATTTTGTGTCTAGCACTACAGAGGTTCGCTTCTCGCTAGATGATTTCTTGCGTGGAGATCCACTACAGCGAGCACAGGTTTACGAGATTCTTAATCGAATTGGTGCGATGAGCATTGAGCAAATTCGAGAAGAAGAAGATCTGATCAATAACAAGGAGAACAGCTAATGAAGATAACAATGCCAGTAACACTAACAGCGGCAGATGCAGAATCTCGCATTATTGCTGGTCGCATCGTGCAATGGAATGCTGAAGGTAATACATCAGCAGGCGCAACAATGTTTGAGCCAAACTCAATCAAGTTTTCTAAGAATGTTAAGTTAGTCTTACAGCATGACCAAACTCGTCCATTAGGTAAGTTGATGGAATGGTCAGAAGATGAAACAGGTATTACAGCATCATTTAAGATCGCTAAGACAACAGCAGGCAACGATGCACTTGAAGAAGCTGCTACAGGGCTTCGTTCAGATTTTAGCGTGGGTGTAGATGTTGAGGACTGGGATAACAAGAATGGCGTTATGGCTATCAGCGCATCCAAGTTGATCGAGGTCAGCCTTGTCACAGACGGAGCAATACCTGGAGCAGAAGTTCAAAAAGTAGCAGCAGAAGATAACCAAGTTTCTGAACCCGAAGTTCAGGATGAAACACCAAAAACCACAGAAGGAGAACAAGTGTCAGACACTACCGTTCCAGAAGTCGCTCCTGCCGCAGAAACGGTAGAGGCTGCTAAGGTTGAAGTAAAGGCTGCAACAGCACCTTACACTTCAGTCAAAGTTCGTAACCCAATCGTGGATAAGGCTTCTTATCTCGAGCATTCAGTCCGTGCCTCACTAGGCAACGAGACTTCAAAGATGTATGTTGCAGCAGCAGCAGACACAACAGACAACGCTGGCTTAATCCCAACTCGTCAGCTCACATCCGTAATCAACGGCATCTCAAATGCAGATCGTCCGTTCATCGACTCAATCTCAACTGGTGCACTACCAGATGCAGGTATGACTTTCGAAATCCCAAAGATCACAGTAGCTCCAACAGTTGCAGTAGCATCAGAAGGCGGCGCACCATCTGAAACAGATATGAACTCAGCTTTCGTTTCTGTAAATGTTCAGAAGTTTATTGGCCGCCAAACATTCAGTCTAGAGCTTCTAGACCGTTCATCTCCAGCATTCTTTGCAGAGTTAGTCCGTCAAATGGAATTTGCATACGCAAAGGCTACAGATGTAGCAGTTGGTACAGCACTAATCAACGGTGGAACAGATGGCGGAAACCGTGCAGCACTTACAACAGGTGCATTGGTTGCTGACTTTGTTTCAGATGCAGCTGTTTCTATTTACAAGGGAACACTTGGATTTGCTCAAAACATTGTTGTTTCTCCAGAACAATGGGGCGCATTGATGGGCTTGGTCGATGGTTCAAACCGTCCAATCTTCCAGCAGACAATTAACCCTCAGAATGCTGGCGGAGATCTAACTGCAACAGCGATTCGCGGAAACCTTCTAGGTCTAAACCTACGCGTTTCACGCGCATTGACAGATGCTTCAGGACTCGGAGACAACACATTGATCGTTGTTAATCCAGATGCTTACACATGGTACGAGTCACCACGCCTATCACTTCAGACAAACCTAATCTCAACAGGTCAGGTTGAAGTTGGATATTACGGCTATGGAGCAGTCGCTACAAAGCTTGGCGCAGGTTCATACCGTTACATGGTTGCATAGTCACTAACTAATCATGGCGGGGGGGTTGCTCCCGATCTCCCCGCCAGTCGTTTATTGAGAGGAATTGGAAATGGCAACAATAGTCACACCAGCCGAATTGCGCTCTGTGCTTGGCGTTTCCAATTCCCTCTATAGCGATAGTTATTTAACAGATGTGATAGATACGGCTGAGTCCGTAATTTTGCCTATGCTTGTTAAGTACTCAAGCCCTATCGACACAGTTACATTGCAAGATAACATTGCAACATATGGAGTTCTAGGCGATAACAATTTTGCAGAGGGTCAGAGCGTAGTCATAACAGGCGTTGGCGCTCCCTTCAATGGCACATTTACTATTCTTGAGTCAAGCAACATTGACATTGAGGATTTTATTGTTCGATCAAGCTCACGCATTTATTTAGATGGGGCTTACAGAGAATTTAACGGTTTCTTTACTGTTGCAATTACTAACGCAAACATTACAGAGAGAAAAGTAATTCCTTCAGGCTTGGCTACTCTTTCAGGCGCTTCTACTTATGTAGGAAACGCAGCCGTAGAGTCAGCAGTCCTAGCAGTATCAGTAGAAGTATTTCAATCCCGTATCGCTCCTGGTGGACAGATCGAAGGCGTAGACTTTACGACTGTTAGCCCATATCGCTTAGGCCGCAGCTTGTTCAATCGAGTGTCAGGACTTCTCGGAGCGTTTATCGATACCGATTCAATGGTGCAGTAATGCCTAACACGATCTTAGATACAGTACGCCAGCCTTTAGCAACAGCCTTTGCAAGCGTTGCAGGCAATGTTTATGCCTATGTGCCAGAGGCTCCTATGGTTCCTTTTGTAGTGACTGTTCCAGATTCA